TGGAAGCCACCAAACAAATTGGGCTCACCAGTTGATATAGATTGAATGTTGGCAGTCGAAAAACACAAACACAGTACATAAAAACTCTTTAGCAATAGGAACGAAGCGAGAGGTATAACCAGTAAGATCTAACAGGTTAACATACAAATAGTAGGTTAATCAGCAAGAACTAACTGGTTAGATGTCGACGTAGGTTGGGAAAGGTCAGAGCCCATTGTACTTTGTGTATAAACAAATAACCTACTTCCAAGTCTCGGCTGTGGCGAACTCACGTGAAGCTCAAGATTAGATGGAACCAGCGATTAGGTTCCGTCTGACTGAAACAATCTACGTGAAGCAATTACATTATTACTTCGTAATAATGCTTTAATTCATATCTATTACTTCAATCACGCATAATTAAATACGAAGTAAATAGTTTGAGCGTTAGCGAAAACTTTATTCGCGTAGCGAATAACATAAATACAACTAATAAAATTATTTTAAGGATAACTCACAAAATGCGTGTACAAGATATTATACTAGCCGAAACAAAAGCTGATCCAGACGTAGTGGAAAAATTTGCAAACGTAAGTGATAGCCAAAGATCATATTACATTATGAAATGGGCTGAAGAAAAAGGCATTGATACCGACGATGCTATGGAAATGGCAGGGTATGAAAAAGGATCGTATAGAGGTTACGGATCATATGATTGGCATTACAATCCGCCACGTGAAAGTGTAGCAAACGAAGCACCTGCTGGTATGTTAGGACAAATAGGTCGTAAGATAGGAGCAAAGGCACTTGGAGCTATAGGAGCTAAAGGAAAAGCCGCTGAACTAACTGGTAAGGCTGAAGTTGGTGACGAAGCAAATCAATTAAAAACGGCACTACGTGGGTACGCAGGCAAAGCTGGCATTAATATTAAACAATTACAAGGTCCGCAACTTGCAGCATTTTTAAAATCAAAAGGTTATCCTAATATGCATCTTAAAGGTGTACAAGGTATAATGACTCCAAAACAAATCGACCAAGCAGTTATGCAAGCAGCACAAGATGCTGCTAAAGCTGACGGAGATCCTAGCAAAGGTGCTAGTACTGCACCTGCACAGCCTAGTGCGCCCGCAGCTGGCGCTGCTCCAGGCACAAACGTTGCAGGGAAACCTGCGGCTCCACAAGTTGACAAAAACAAAGATGGCAAAGACGATGCTACTGGACAACCAATGGGTGCAGTTGACGCAAACAAAGATGGCAAAGACGATAACACAGGTAAAGTTATTCAAATGCCAAAAAGTATTCCACCTGAAATACAAAAACAATTAGATGCACTATCTCCAACAGAGAAAAAAGTATTGGCAGGAGCTCTATAATGAAACTTAACGAAGTAACAGGACTTAATTCACGCACAGCAACTATCCTTAACGAAGGATATCAAGATCTAACTGAACAACAAATACTTTATTTAGGCAAGTGGGAAAAAGAACTTTGGCCACTAGTTGAACAATATACAAAACTAGCAGAACAGGAACTTACTAAGCAACAAGTATTAGACATCTTTGGTGGTGCTGAACAAGTTGCTATGGATAGTGGTGATAACAAAACTATTGCAGGTAAAGTAGGCGCAGGTGCAGCAGCAGCCGCAAAACTTCCTATAGATATTGCTAAAAAAGTTGATGCAAAAATTAATGAACTAGGACGCCTAGCACAAAATGCAGGTCCAGTTAAAAATATGGATCAGAAGTTTGAAGATCTTAAAAAACAAATTACGGCAAACAATAGCGATAGTAAAATTGTACAAGGTATACAAAAAGTAAGTGATTGGGCAAAAGAAAATCCAGGAAAAGCAAGTATTGCAGTTGGTATCCTAACTACTATGGCAGCATTTGCAGGTGGTCCAGCAGGCGGTGCAGCAGCAGGTTTAGTTTTACGTGCTTCAAAAGATCTATTACAAGGCGAAAAACTTTCAACAGCAGCAGGCAAATCACTCAAAACAGCAGCATATGGTGCTCTTGCTGGTGCAGCAATTAACGGCTTAACTGACAATATGATTGATAACATTGCAGTAGGTAGTGAAGCAGAAGCTGATGCAATGCTAGATAGTTTTGAAAAAGCCAACTTTACGGCCGCTGTAGACAAAGCAGTAGCAGATGCAGGATTTGATTCAGGTGTGTTAGACGGTGCTATGAATTATTCAGCATCAGGTAATATTAACGCATTTACTTATAATTACGACTTTACAATGACTGCTGATCAAGTTTCAGAATATAAAAATTTGTTATCTGCAACGCAGAGTGCAAAGGTTTTTAGTCCAGAATACTACGAAGCAGCAGGTAAGTTACACGGTTTCTTATCAACAGCACAACAGGCAAATACAGACTTATCAGCACTTGCACAAACAATTAACGATATTCCAAAAGATATGTTAACAGGTGAACAAATGGATGCTGCTATTGCTGTACTTGATAATGCAGATGAAGCAATAAAAACACTTAGTGATGTAGGTGGTGCAGTAGGTGCAGCAGCACAAGGTGCTCTTGCAACTGTTGATGACAACAATAAAGAAATGCACAAGGTTAAGCCTATTGACCCTGAAGAGAAAAAGCAATTAGAGCTTAGTCTCAAAGGCGGAAGCGATGCAACTCCAGTAGATAAAAACTTTGACAAAAGTCAAAAGTTAAGTGACTTTGGTAAAGTTGGCGAAACATTGTCAATGGAAGAGCGTTTTGAATTATATCTATTAGAAGCAGATCCTGCACAAGGTGAACTACCATTAAACAATCCTAACACACTAGGCGCTAAAATGAAACGTGGCTTAGGCAAGGCTGCAAGTGCTGTAGGTGGTAAGATTAAACAAACTGCAAAAAATGTAGGTAATAAAGTTACTGCTGATAAACTTACCAAAGCCTGGAAAAAGGCAGGCGAACCATTAGACTCAGGCAGTATTGCAAATATATTAGCAGATGCAGGTATGAGCAACGATCAAATTAAATCTATTGGACAAACATCTAAAGTTGAACTAGAACCTACATCAGGTACGGATACAGCACAAAAAGGTACGGATTCGGAACAACCAACAGTAGATACAGATGGTGACGGTAAGCCAGATGCACCAGCAGCTAAAAAAGCACCAGGTGTTAAAGACGGACCAATTGCAAAAGGTACAGTAATCAATAAAGGTGGCAAAGACTATGAATGGGCCGGAGCTCTTTGGATAGATGCTGCAACTAAGAAGCCATTAGGTGTACAAGCAAGTTTTGATATGGGATTACCTAATCCTAAGTTTACAGCAATTATTAATGCTGCTAAGAAAGATCCTGAACTAGCAAAACTTATTAAAACACAACTAACTGCTAAAGGTGTAAAACCAGCAACAGCCGGAGCAGCTAAAGCAGCAACAGCAGGTGTAAAAGGAACTGAAAAACTTAAAACTGCTTAGAAGTAAGGCATTTGTGTTTTCTTAGTAACTTCGATATTTTCTTCAATTAATTTTGCTATTACTTCTCGTTCTTCAGGTCCGAGATAATACGCCTCTTCATAAGATAATGCACCTCTCATATGCCAACATAATTTTGTTAACTCGAACTTATGTTGCTTGCATTGTTCTTCAAGGACCTTAACTTCTTCGAGGATCTCTGGGACGGTCCACGTCAGGATCCTTATGCGAAAAAATTTGACTGATCAAACGTAACTGGCACTTCATAAGTTTCCGGTACGCCTTTTTCGATCTCTTCTGGAGTTGCTTGAGCTTTTAACGGTTGAATAGTAAACTTTAACTTTTGTTCCTCAAGGTGTTTTGAAATTGCTCCATAAAAACTTTTATCAGCATTTTTCATAAACTCGTCAATATGTTGTTTGTTATCAACACGAGTGTCGCCTATTTCAATTGCACTAATATGATTAGACATCATATCAACAGTTAGATCTGTTAGTTTTGCAAAACTATTTGTAAATGCTTGTAGTTTATCTTCATCTGATATTTGTTCATCATTTACAATGTTAAAGATTCTTTGTTGCTCAAATGTTTTTAATGCACTCTTAGTAAACTCTTTATAAGTTAACGGACGGATATAAACAGTCATATCACCACTTGTTACAACATCTTCAAACTCGATATTAGCAAAGCCATCTAAAATATCTCTTAAATTTACTGACATATCTTTTTCTTCACCAGTGACTGGAGTTTTAATACTCAGTGTCATTGTTTCGCCATATGTAGCAAGGCGTATTGCTATTAGAAGTGCATCAAGATCAATACTTGGCAGATTCCAAGGATCCTTAATGTTTGGGACACAGCTTTTAATAAGCTCAACTGTTGCCTGACCATTTAACAGTGCATCAGGAGTTTTCATCGTCAACTCGTCTTTAGCTGTCATTGAGTATATTGGATACTCCCCTGTTTCTGTAGTTTCAAGGGTACCAGCTGGATAAAATTTACCATTTGATGGTAAAGAAGCAAACAACTTAGGTTGACGAAAGTACTTACTAAGTGGATTCGCTTGTGGTTGTTGCATATTATTGTTAGACATATTTTTCTCCGTATAAATACATTATAAAAGTATGTATCTACTTTATTTATATACGTATATAACTAGGACTGATTAGAATGGCTGAAGAAGTAAAAATTGTTGATGTTGCTGGGGGACCAGCTGCTGAAGCCACATTACAAGAGTTATTAAAAGTAATGAAAGCCGGTGGTGGATCCGGTGGTGGCGGTGGAAAAAGTGCAGAATCAGCATCAAAAGCACAAGATCTATACACTACAGCAGTTACTCGAGGAACTAAGACTAGAAAAACAAATACAAAAGCAGTAGAATCATCTACAAGCGCACTAGGAAGAATGAATACCGTGTTAGGCGGTATTGGATCCGGAGTAGGAGCAGTATTTGGCGGATTAGTAGGTATAGCAAAAAACTTTGGTACAGCACTAACGCAAGCTACAACAATAGGCGGCGTACTAGAAGCAGTTCCAATTTTTGGTGGAGTATTAAGTCAGGCTACTGGATATTTCCAAAGCAGTGTAGAGTCATTTAGACAACTAAGTGAAGTTGGTGCAGGCTTTGGCAATGATATGATGGCAATACGTAGAGGAAGTGCAGAAGCAGGTCTTAGTTTAGAACAGTTCTCGTCAATGGTTGCAGGTAATTCAGAAAGACTAGGACTATTAGGATCAACGTCAGGTGAAGGCGCTGCTCGTATGGGAAGATTAACAAAACAATTGAGAAGTCAAGAAGCAGGATTACTAAGTTTAGGTTTTACTCAAGAAAGTGTAAACGAAGGCTTTGGAGAATATATTGAAATGATGGCTCAGTCTGGTAGACTAAGAGGAAGATCAGATGCATCATTAACTGCTGGCGCAACAGCATACTTAACAGAAATTGATAAACTTGCCAAAGTCACAGGCAAAAGTAGAAAAGAATTACAGGGCGAAATGAATGCAAGAATGGCCCAAGCAAATATAAACGTTATGGCATCGAGGCTAAGCGAACAAGGCGCTCTTAACTTTACAACTAATTTAGAACATACTTCAGCTCTGCTTGGTAAAGGTATGGCAGATGTAATGGGAGATCTAGGTGACGGCGTTGCACAGTCAGGCTTTGCACAAAAATTATCAGCAGCAGTGCCAGGAATTGCAGACTTAGCAGAGGCAAACGCAACCGGTAAAATAACACAAGAAGAATATCAAAAACGTATGGCAGAGCTTGCTCCTCAAATTGCAGCATTTGCAGATGATATGGGTGCCGCAGGTACAAGTGCGTTAATGCAAGAAGAAGGCTTTGCTGAGTTTATGGAAAGTGTATCAAACGCTAGAAAGTACGGTGAACGTATTGCGAACGCAAAAGATGCAGAAGCAGATCAACTTAAACGGTCGCCACTAACTGAAACATTTGCTAACTTTGAACAAACAATACAAAATGTAAAAAGTGCATTTGAAACAGCATTACTTGACAGTGACATTTTAAAAACTGTTGGTTCACTAATGGGAGATTTAGGTACAGGAATAACATCACTAGCAGAAAATGGTGTTGCTTGGCTCGATACATATCTTCAGAGTGAAAGTTTTCAATCTGCTTTAACAAATTTTAAAGATTCAGTTGAATCAATGAAAACAAAGATCACAACGTTTGTAGAAGATATAGGTAACGTAGGTTTTGCTCAAGCAATTAAAAATTTATTTGCAAGCGAAGACGGCAAAGGTATAGATATCGGCGGTATGTTTGGAGACTTTTTAAGTTCAGCATTTAGTAATATGTTACCAAGTTTAGACACTGTGCTTATAGGACTAGCAGCAGGAATTGGCGCAATGATAATGCTACCATTTGCAGGTATTGCCGCTGTATTTGTAGGCATCGGAGTTGGCATTGCCACAATGATTGGCTGGGAAAATATCAAACAATTTGCAGTTGACAGTTGGAATGCAATAACTGGAGTATTTACAGGTATAGTTGATTGGTTTGCCGGCATAGACATAATGACTCCTATTAATGATATGTGGGCTACTGTTAAAGGATGGTTTACGTTTGGAGAAGGTGAATCATTTAGTATAAGTGCAGTTGGAACAAAAATGTGGGAAACTGTTACTGGATGGTTTAGTATGGAAGGTACTGATTTTAGTATCTCTGCACTAGGAACTATGGCTTGGGAAGCTGTAACAGGTTGGTTTAACTTCTTAGATACTACTTTTAGTATCAGTGAAATAGCAACAAATATGTGGAACACCGTAACAGGATGGTTTGGATTTGGAGAAGGTGAAGCAGCATTTGGTATTAGTCAACTTGCAAAAGATGCGTGGGCAACTGTAACAGGTTGGTTTGGATTCGGAGAAGGCACAGGCGACTTTAGCATAAGCAATCTAGTAAATGGTGCTTGGGAAACAGTTACTGGATTCTTTAGCTTTGGTGATATGGAAATGCCAAGTATTTCAGGCTTATTCCAAGGAATTATTGACAAAGTAAAAGGATTCTTTAGTTTCGACTTTGAAATGCCTAACTTTAAACAATACTTGCCAAAGTGGTTAGGTGGAGAAGGTAAATCATTATTTGGTGGCGGTGGTGACGAACCAGGTACTACAGCAACATCGGCAGTTACTAATCCAGAACCTATGCCTGATGTATCAACTCCGGGTAATGTTGCTGCTCTTGGAACATTAGACTACGGATATCAATTAGATCAAGCAAAATTATTAAAAGCAGAACTTGCAGATATTAGTGCAATGTCAACATTTAACGACGAATTGGAAAGAATGCAATTAGGACTTGACAATTCAGGAGTAGAAGCGTATAATAAGAGTATGGAGAAGTTGGTTGATACTTTAGATGCTCTAAACAAAGTACTTTCAGAAGATAATAAAGGAATGCTTGGCGGCGGAACAGGCGTAAGTGCTGCATCTATGTTAGAAAGCGGCCAATTAGGCGGAGGATCCGGCACTGGTAGTTCAGAACAGCTAGATCGGTTAAATATGCTAGTGAGCCAACTAGTCACATTACAGGGTGAAAGTAACACAAATACTAAAAACACTGTTAGAGCAATTAGTGGAAACTTACAATTAGGATAATTAAATGAGTTGGAAAAAACATTTTACACCAGTAAAAACTGGAAATAACCCGGACGGAAGTTATAGTCCTTTTAGCCGTGCTGGCACAGGAAGTAACGCAGGTCCTGCTCGCACAAATTATTCATCATATTTGCCTGATGTATATATTGGAAGTCCAAACCGTGTTGAACGTTATGGTCAATATAATACAATGGATATGGACAGTGAAGTAAATGCTGCACTTGATATATTGGCAGAATTTACCTCGCAAACTAATCAACAAAATAAAACACCATTTATACTTGACTTTAAAACTAAAGCAACTAATTCAGAAATTACAATTATACAGCAATACTTAAAGCAGTGGTGTAAATTACAAAACTTTGAAACACGCATATTTCGAATTATGCGAAACATATTTAAATTTGGTGATCAGTTCTTTATTAGAGATCCTGAAACTAAAAAATTATTTCACGTTGATCCTGCAAAAGTTACAAAGATTATCGTTAACGAAAGTCAAGGTAAAACACCTGAACAGTATGTAATTAAAGACTTCAATTTAAATTTTGCTGAAATGGTAGCAACAACACCACATCAAACTAACGGAAATATAACCGGTGGCGGCGATGGCTATTTAACAGGTGGTGTTCGAGGTATGGTTGGCAATACAACTAGTTCAGCAGCTGGTGGTCGATTCCAAACAGGCGACAATGAAATTTCAGTTGACTCAGAACACGTTTTACATTTAAGTTTATCAGAAGGATTAGATTTAAATTATCCGTTTGGTAATAGTTTATTAGAAACAGTATTTAAAGTTTTTAAACAAAAAGAATTGCTTGAAGATGCGATTATTATATATCGTGTACAAAGAGCTCCAGAAAGAAGAGTATTCTACGTTGATGTGGGTAATATGCCATCACACCTTGCTATGCAATTTGTTGAGCGTGTTAAGACGGAAATACATCAAAGACGTATACCATCGCAGACAGGTGGCGGAACAAATGTCATAGACTCATCATACAATCCTCTGTCAATTAATGAAGATTACTTTTTCCCACAAACTGCTGAAGGTAGAGGATCTAAAGTTGAAACGCTACCAGGCGGAACTAACCTTGGAGAAATTGATGACCTTAGATATTTTACTAATAAGCTCGTACGTGGCTTACGAATCCCTAGTTCATACTTACCGACCGGGCCTGATGATGGAAATTCTCAGTACAGTGACGGGCGAGTTGGAACAGCATACATACAGGAATTAAGATTTAATACATATTGTGAACGTTTACAAAATTTAGTAGCAGAAGAATTTAACCAAGAATTTAAACGCTATATGTTAGAAAAAGGAATAAACATTGATACTGCAATGTTTGATCTTAGATTCCAACCTCCACAAAACTTTGCGAGTTATAGACAAAGTGAAATTGATAATGCTCGTATACCAACATTTACACAAATGAGTGCAATTCCTTATGTGTCTAACAGATTTGCAATGAAACGTTTCTTAGGAATGACAGAAGAAGAGATTGCAGAAAATGAACGTATGTGGAGAGAAGAGAACGACGAAAATCTAACACAGCCAGAAACTGATGCAGCGGGTGAAATGCGTGGTGCTGGAATTAGTTCAGCTGGAATTAGTTCAGACTTAGGTTCGATTGAAGACGAAGCTGATACAACCCCTGATCCAGAGATGGCAGGAGATGAGATAGCAGGTGCTACACCTGATGCTGGTGGCGCAGCCGCAGCTGAAACCCCAACAACTGATCAAACGATATAAATACTACTATGATACTACGTGAATTATTTTATTATGATAAAGAAACGCTCGAACCTGTAGAGGACGATCGTTATGAAGAACGTGATGACGAGTCTCCTGTAGAAAAAACTGATACACGTAAAACAAGATTAACACTTCGCCAAATCAACAAAGCTCGCAAAGCATCTGAACTACATACAAAAGAGCAACAAAAAGAATTAGATTTTGTTCGTCAAATGTATGGAGTAGCAGCTAATGCTGACGCGGGTGTTTAATGGCAAAAATTGACAAGTCTTTATATTCAAAAGAACAATGGCATAAGATAAGACAACAAAGACGTAATGAAAAACGTCTTAAAACTCTCTCTAAAACAAACAACATTGAAAATTTATCATCTAACGATATTGCTTTTGTAATTGGTAATGGCGTTAGCAGACTTCCTATTGACTTAGAACAATTAAAATCTATAGGAAAAGTATATGCTTGTAATGCAGTATACAGAACTTTCCAGCCAGATTATCTAATAGCAGTTGATGTAAAAATGGTACTAGAAATAAACAAAGCTGGATTCCAACATAAAAATCAAGTATGGACTAATCCTAACAAATCTTATGAAAGAATAAAAAATTTAAATTTCTTTAGCCCTAGCAAAGGATGGTCGAGCGGACCAACAGCATTATGGTTAGCAACACAGCATCAATACAAAAAAATATACATATTAGGTTTTGATTTTAGAGGAACTAAAGAGGGACGTATGTTTAATAATATCTATGCTGACACTGCAAATTATAAAAAATCTACAGATAGTGCAACATTTTTTGGAAATTGGATGCGTCAAACTACTAGTGTAATTAAAGAAAATACTAACATTGAGTATAAAAGAGTAATAGCACCAGATAACTACTGTCCAGAAGAACTAAATAAATTTAACAACTTAGAGACTATTTTTATTGAAGATTTTCAAAAAATGTTCAACCTATCCTAATATTTTTGTAAAATAGTCGTTTTTCGCCTATATCTGCGTAGTTTTTTCTATAAATAGTAAATACAAATGACAGCCTTACCATAGGTAAACTTTTATAGGAGAAATACAATGGCAGATCAAAATAAATTTGAAGAAATGCTTGAGCGTCTTATCAATGAAGATAAGGACGGCGCTGAAGAGCTATTTCACGAGATTGTCGTAGAAAAATCAAGAGATATCTACGAATCATTATTAGAAAACGATTTAGAAGAAGTTGCAGACGAAGAAGTCGATGAAGCTACTGACGAAGAAGTCGATGAAGCTACTGACGAAGAAGTCGACGAAGCAACTGACGAAGAAGTTGACGAGTCAAGCAATGACGAAGAAGTTGACGAAAATTTTGACCTTGATGAATTTGAAGTCGAAGCTGAACCAGAAATGGGCGGCGATCCAGCAGACGATATGATGGGTGACATCGAAGATGCGATGGATGGCGACGAAGAAGGTGATGAAGAAGAAGAAGGTGATGAAGGCGATGTTGAAGATCGTGTTGAAGACCTAGAAGATGCACTAGATGACCTAAAAGCTGAATTTGAAAAAATGATGGCTGGCGACGAAGGCGGAGATGACGAAGCTGAAGACGATATGGAAGCTGGTGATGAAGAAGATGACGATTCAGAAGAAGAGTCATTTGACTTTGGCGAAGCTGAAGAAGACACAGACGAAGCTGTTGAAGAAGCAACTGACGAAGAAACAGAAGTTGACGAATCAAAAACACCTAAAACTGCTAACGAAGAAATGCGTGAGTATGTTGAAAAAGTAACTGCTTCTATGGGCGACAATGGTGCTAACACCAAGTCAACTGTAGCAAGTGCTAATGATATGGGCGGAGAAGCCGGTAACTTAGTACAAGGTAGTGAAGAAGGTGGACGTACAGCAGATTCTGCAAAAGATGAAACAGCTGGTAACGTAAATGTACCAGGTGGAAAAGCATCTAAGTCAATGAAAGCTGCACCAAAAGGCCACGGCGCTGAGAAAAAAGGCCAAGGCGAAGCTGCTGACAATAAAAAATCAACAGTCGGCAAATAATATTAGGGACTAATAGATGAGCAATCTTTTACGAGAGCATTTGACATTCGACCAAGCAAATATGGTTGTTGAGTCTACCGAAAACGCCACAGGCGGCAAAGACCTTTATATGAAGGGCATCTGCATACAAGGCGGAGTGCGTAATGCAAACCAACGTGTATATCCTGTAAACGAAATAGGTAGGGCTGTCAAAACTCTCAATGATCAAATAACAGGAGGATATAGTGTTCTCGGTGAAGTTGATCATCCAGAAGGACTTAATATCAACTTAGACCGTGTATGCCATATGGTCACAGATATGTGGATGGATGGACCAAACGGTTATGGTAAATTAAAAATTCTACCAACACCGATGGGAAACCTAGTAAAAACAATGCTTGAAAGCGGAGTTAAGCTAGGTGTCTCGTCACGTGGTAGTGGTAATGTAAGTGAAGACGGAAACGGTGAAGTTTCTGAATTTGAAATTATAACGGTAGATGTAGTAGCACAACCAAGTGCTCCTGGAGCCTACCCAACGCCAATATACGAACATTTAATGAATGCACGTGGCGGAATGAAGGCATATGAATTAGCACAGGCAACAAAAAACGATCCAAAGGCCCAAAAGTATCTAAAGGAATCACTAATCAATATGATTAGTAAACTCCAATAACGAGGAGACAAATATTATGTTGGATGCACTAAAAACACTTTTTGAAAACGATGTAGTTTCAGAAGAAGTGCGCAACGAAATTCAAGAAGCTTGGGAAACGAAACTCAAAGAGAATCGTGTACAAGTAACTGCTGAACTACGTGAAGAATTTGCTCAAAAGTATGAGCAAGACAAGTCAACAATGGTTGAAGCTATTGACACACTTGTATCTGAGCGTTTAGCAGAAGAAATTGCTGAATTTGCAGAAGATCGCAAATCATTAGCAGAAGCCCGTGCAAAATATGCAGTAGCACAGCGTGAAAACGCTAATCTACTTAAAGGATTTGTAATGGAGACATTAACTAAAGAAGTTAATGAACTACACGAAGATCAAAAAGCAATGGCTGAAAATTTTGGAAAACTTGAAGAATTTGTTGTCGAAGCACTTGCAAAAGAACTTGCAGAGTTCCACGAAGACAAAAAAGACCTAGCTGAAACAAAAGTACGTTTAGTACGTGAAGCTAAGTCGCACTTCGCTAAAGTTAAAACTAACTTTATCGAAAGGAGTGCTAAAGCAGTATCAGAAACAGTTGACAAGGCTCTTAAAGGAGAAATTGGACAACTTAAAGAAGATATTGAAGAAGCACGTCGAAACGATTTTGGTCGCAAACTGTTTGAAGCTTTTGCTTCAGAATATGCAGGAAGCTACCTAAATGAAAATTCAGAAACAGCAAAGCTAATGAAAGTTCTTGATGCTAAAGATCAGCAACTTAAAGAAGCTAAAGCGTTTGCATCAAAAGCTAAAACATTAGCAGAAGCTCAGGCAACTGAGAAGAAGCGTTTGATTGAAGCAGCAACACGCAAAGATGTTATGAACGAACTGACTGGACCACTAAATGCGGACCAGAAAGAGATTATGATAGATTTACTGGAATCTGTCCAAACGGCAAACTTACGTAAGTCGTTTGACAAGTACCTACCGGCAGTTATAGACGGTAACACTCCAGCCAAAAAGGCAATATTATCAGAGGCAAAAGAAGTAACAGGCAACCGTGAAGACCATTCACAAACTAACGTTAGTAGACAAGCAGACGCAAAAGACAACTTGGTTGAATTTAAACGTCTAGCTGGATTAAATTAAGGAGATAATTATGTCAGAACTACTAGAAAGTCGCTGGCAGGAGACCAAAGGTGCCCTAGTTGAAGGATTAACAGGAAATAAAAAATCTGTTATGGAAGCTACTTTAGAAAATACTCGCAAGTATTTGTCTGAGGCTGCAACAGCTGGTGCTACTTCTGCAGGTAACGTAGCAACACTTAACCGTGTTATTTTACCAGTCATTAGACGTGTAATGCCAACCGTTATTGCTAACGAATTGGTAGGTGTACAACCTATGACAGGACCAGTGGGTCAAATCCACACATTAAGAGTTAGATATGCAGACGCAGTCAACTCAACAAACGGAACAGATACTACAGCAGGCGAAGAGGCTTTAAGCCCATTCAAAATTGCTGAAGCCTATTCCGGTGCTTTAGATGACAAAGCAGCAGCAACAAGTGCATTAGAAGGCTCAGCTGGTAACAGACTAAGCATTCAGATCTTGAAGCAAACAGTAGAAGCAAAATCCAGAAAGCTATCAGCTCGTTGGACTTTTGAGTCTGCTCAAGACGCTCAGTCACAGCACGGCATTGACGTTGAAGCAGAAATTATGGCTGCTTTAGCTCAAGAAATTACAGCTGAAATTGATCAGGAAGTATTAGCATCGTTAAGTGCATTAGCACCAACATCAGATACTTACAATCAAGCAGCAGTAAGCGGTACAGCAACATTTGTAGGCGACGAACACGCAGCACTAGCTGTTATGATCAATCGTGCATCAAATGAAATCGCACAGCGTACAAGACGTGGCGCAGGTAACTGGGCAGTTGTGTCTCCACAGGCATTAACTATCCTACAGTCTGCTACTACTTCTGCGTTTGCTAGAACAACAGAGGGTTCTTTTGAAGCTCCTACAAACACTAAGTTTGTTGGTACTCTTAACAACGCTATGAAGATCTATGTAAACACATACGCAGCAGATGATTCAGCTGTACTAGTTGGTTATAAGGGTTCAAGTGAATCAGACGCAGCAGCGTTCTATTGCCCATATATCCCGCTAATGAGCTCAGGCGTTGTATTAGACCCAGACACATTCGAACCAGTTGTATCATTTATGACACGTTACGGATATGTTGAGTTAAACAACACTGCATCATCTCTTGGTAACGCAGGTGACTACTTGAATAAAGTAGGAATCAGCAACGTTAGCTTCAGCTAATAGTTACTTAGATAACGCATTAAAACAGGACCTTCGGGTCCTGTTTTTTTATGGCTAAATAAAATTAGTATAGTCCGCTTTAGAGACTCGCATAGGTTCTGCGTGAAAAGAATCGTATATATCTGTTAATATAGGAGAAATACGATGACTAAAGAACTAACCTTTATATATCGCGGTGTCAAGTATGTTAAAACCGTAAAAGTATAATTTAATTAGGACACGGATGTCCGTATCACGAACACAAAGATTTTTTTGTTCCTGATTATCTGAAGTAGTCTTTAATGAAAATACGTATGTTTTTTCCTTTCTAGTATGTTTAAATAATATGTGAAAGGAGAAGCATATGTGGACAAAACCTAGTTATACAGAAATGCGTTTTGGCTTTGAAGTTACAATGTATGTAATGAATAAGTAAAACTTTTTTAAAAAATGCAAAAAAGTGGTTGACTTTTGTTGCAGTGATGTTATTATTAATACTGTAGCAAGACGTTGTTACAAGGGTTGGCGCTAATAATTTCCGTTCTAGAGGAGATAAGCGCACTTGGTTAGGGGTAGTGCCCGGCGTAGAGTTTGGAGACAAGCAGTGCGCTCACTGTCATACTAGACAGAGCAAGGTGCTAGACGTAACAGATGAAAGGTATCTAGACGTTTAGTTGGAGGTAAACCCAAGTCCTTCACCCACCTTTATTATAAAGCCCGCCACTGTGCGGGCTTTTTTCTTTTTTGATAAATACTTGTGTCAGATAGTGTGCCGCATGAGTGGCGGACTTATGCTGTCCCAACAGCGTAGCGGCTAGAACCCGCATCGGACTTCTATAAAGGAGAAAACAAATGGGAAGACCACTTAACAAAAGATATTTCGGAGAGCCAACAGCTGGCGGCAACGAAATTAAAGTAGATTTCTACAATACAGACAACACAGCAGTTGAAGAAGGACACATTGTCCGTCAAAAAGGAAGCAAGAAATTTATTGTTGCTCCAATTGGTGCTTCAGACACTGAATATACTTGCACATTAACAACAGGTAAATTAGCATCTGCTCTTACTGCAGGTGAAATGGCTATTACTATGTTAATGGACGATTCAGAAACTTATCAAGTTTCTAAGATTACAGGTCGTAAAGCAACTTTGCAAGCTCCAGATGCTACAGGCTCTAATGCATACGATGGAAAATCAGTTCCATGGAACTTTACAGCTGATCTAACAGACGGCGCGGCACAAGTTGAAGAGGCTGGTGACGATGACGCGGCTGGTGTTGATGACGACGATTTCGCTAATGCGTAATTGATTAATATGTGGGAGAGCAATCTCCCACATACTTAAAGGATTTTTTAATGTCAAAGTTTATTAGTTCATATGATGGCGATATAAAGA